GGGGCCTCAATCCCCGCACGATCCCCCCCAATCAAGATCGCCCCCAACACCGCCCGCTCCGCCTCCATCGAATACGGAATCCTATCCATGCCCCGCCCACTCACGACGACACCTTCACACCGAGCATCTTTGCTGCCGCGAGGTTGTATTGATATGCAGTCATATTACCCACCAACCACTGTGGAAACGTCCGACTGTGAGTAGCGTCATTCCAACATATCTGCTCCAGATGCCCGATCATCACCGCACACATTTCCTTGTTCATTACCCTACGAATGATAGGCCCGATCACCCCTGTGAATTCCTCGTGGTTCATAGGTCCGAAATAGACAACCTTGGGACCAATCGAGGCGCATCCACAGTTGAAACATCCGCCATCGGCGTTGTCATAGCTCGCACAGCAGTTCGTGCATCTAACGCGCCACCACCCGCGCTGCTTCCGCTCCGGGTCCAGCGCTGCCGCGATCTTCGGAATCAACCCCACATCAAATCCACGCTCATCCCCGGACATCTACGGCTCCCCCTTCCACACCTTCGTGCGCTTCGTGCCCTTCGTGGTGCAAATCCCCCGCCGCCCAAAACTCCGGCAACGCCCGCACCCGCAGCCCCCCCGGCCACTCCGACATATCCCCACCCTTCGGGTCCTTCAAACCCATGCACCGATCGAGATACTCCGCGTTCGATCCCAATTGCTTCACAAACACCGGCACCCCCAGCGCCAGACAATGATCTACGACCTTACAAAGCCACGTAACCTGACACACCCGCGCCTCCGGCCCACTCTCCCCACCGCAAATAATCCAGTCCAGGTCCGCCAGCCACGGCTCGAGGTTCATCCAACCCAACGCAGGCTCATAACTCACAAAATGCTTCCCCGGCACCGCCAGCAACAACGGCACATTCCGATCCGCATCCCCCTGCGTCGCCACACTCGTCCCCGTCCACAAGTTACGCGGCCACGCCCCACCCGGGTCCTTCCAACGCCCCGGCACCAACTCCAGGATATTCTCCGGACGCTTCGTCAACACCAACCACGTCAACCACGGCGTCGCCTCGATCATCGAAAAGAACCGCGCCCGCAAATCCCCCGTCCGAAATTCCTCCGGCACCCCATCCCGACTCACCACCGGCATCGACGCCTCAAAGGGATCACACATACTCGGAAACACCCGCACCGTCGCCCCCCGCTTCTCCGCCGTCCGATTCCACCGCACCGGATCCCCCCAATACTTCTCCGACTGACCCAACCGCGAACCCCGCGGGCCCCAGAAGACCCGCCCCCGGTTCCCCTTCCCCTTAAACCGATGCACGATCCCCTCCGCATAACAATGCTTACACCCCGCCGCCACCTTCGTACACCCCTGCCAAGGCGACCAACTCCGATTCGTCCACTCAATCCTCGTATCAACCCCCATCACTTTCCCCTCCACAGGACCCGAAACCGGCGATACGGAGTCAACACTTCAACCCGAAACAAACAAGGACCGCCGCCCTTCCCTTGCAGAAAAAAGCCCGTCATTCCGATCTGGACATACAGCCAGCATCCCTTTGCCTGAGATACATAGACACCCCGCTTGACAATCAACCCCATCAGCCCTGTCCCCCTTCGTGTTCTTCGTGCCCTTCGTGGTTCAACGTCCCATACCGCCGCCCACGAATATCCAAAAACTCCCGCAACCGCAACTCAGGATTCGCCTGACACCACACCTCCAACTCCTCCGCCGTCAAAGACGTCAGATCCAACCCCTCCCCCTTCGCGCCTTCGCGGCTTTGCGCGATCTCTTCTTCGTGCCCTTCGTGGTGCAAATCCCCCGGCGTCACCTTCACCCGCCGCTCCCCCACCCGCAACAAAACCAAATACCCCAACAGATCCCCCACCGCATCCTCATCCCCAGACCCATCCCCGCGCATCAACCGACTCAACTTGTCATCGATCCGCACCCGGATCTGCTCCACCGCATCCGCCTTCGAAAAAATACGCACCGGGTCCAACGCACTGTCCCCATACGCCGCATTTTTCGCCAGCAACATCGCCTCGATCTCACCACAGACCGCCCGGATCTCCTCCGCCGTCGTCATCCTCCCACCCCTTCGTGATTCTTCGTGGTGAAAATCCGCACCGGGTCCAGGTACCGCACCGGAATCCCACACGACTCCGCATGCGCGATCTCCGCCGTCACCCCCACGCTCTCCTCCCAGCCCTCCAGCTGCAACACCAGCACGACCCGACTCCCCACAATCATCGCCCGGTCATGCTCCGCCCAATATTCAAACTCCACCGGCTCCCCCGCCTCCGCCGCCAACAGATGCGTCTGCGCAATCGGCGAATACACCCGAAACCCCATCCCCATCAACATCGCCATCGCCCGCACATGCGCAAGCGCCCGCTTCCGCTCAAGATCATCATCCCCCTGCGCCGTATACGGACCCGCCAGATACACATCAAACACCTTCCCCGCCCGCTCCGACTGCGCCGCCCACGACATCGCACTCCCAAAATCCATCCGCACCACATTCTCACCCGCCATCAGTCAGTCTCCTCCGTAACATGCCGCGTAATCAGGATCTGACCATCCGGCGATAGTTTACGCATCAACCACGCCGCCACCTCCCCAACGTCCTCTGCGTTCACATGCTCGAACTTAATCGGCGGATCACTAAAAAGGTCATCATCACGATGACAAACAATCAATTCATAAGACTCCATCAGTCAGTCTCCCCTTCGTGGTTCCAATCATCCCGCCCCCGCCACGCATCCCGCGCCGTAAAAAACACAATCCACCCACTACCCAGCGCCACCGCGCCCCCCGACGCCACCAGCACCAACTCCGGCCAAAACATCACCACCCACAACGCCCCAACAATGACCGCCCAGGCCCCCAGCACCGCCAGCACCCCCACCAAAGGCCCCCAATCCCATCCAGCCCAATTCCCCCAAGAGCAAGGCCGCCACCGGCGGACGCGCGCCCCGCGCGCAGCGCGCCCTCTGTTCCCTCTGCGCCCTCTGTGGCCAACCCCACCAAGAGCAAGGCGACCGCAGGTCGACGCGCTCCCCGCGTTCACCGCGCTTCGTGCCCCGTCGTGCCCTTCGTCGTCCAACCGCGCATCCACACGCTCCACCACCGCCTCCTTCACCGCCGCAACCGGCCCCGACTCATGCACCATCACGCCACCAACTCCCGAGACCGCACACCCAATCCCATCGCCGCCGCCAATTCCTTCCGAAGCGCCTCGAACTCCACCAACTTCCGCAAATACGCCTCCCGATGCTTCGGTCCCATCCGCCGATACACATCCGCCGCCCGCGTCACCTTCCGGATCTTCACCCGCAAGATTCCCACCCGCATCACCATCCACGCATCACTCAATCCGTGTTCATCAGTGTCCATCAGTGGTCTCCCTTCGTGCTCTTCGTGTTCCTTCGTGGTCCAATCCCTACTCACCACCACCCGACAAAAACCGCTCCAGGAATCCCCCAATAATCCGCTCCACGATCGACTGCATCAGCCCAGGCGACTCCGCCAGCACCGGATCACCCGCCGCACCCAACACCGCCGCCACCACCCCCGGCACCGTGTCCGGCGCCTTCACGATCGCATCCGCATACCCCTGCGCCAACACCAACTGCGCCGGGCTCGTCACCTCCGTCGCCCCATTCAAGTCAAAGCGCCACGGCGTCACCCCTGCCACCGCCTCACCGCTATACACCAGGCTCGTCTCACTCGTCGCATCCCCCCGCGTCTTCACCCGCATCTCAAACTTGTCCACCCCCTCCGCATGCGCCACCTGCTCCTTCACGATCACATCATTCAACGAAGGCGCGCCCACGCCCGTCGTCGCGCACCCCGAAAGCGCCGCCAGCACCGCCCCCGCCATCAACACCGCCACGACCATCACCGCCTCACCATTCAATCCACGCATCCGATCCAACATCACCAAACTCCTCCGCGCGCCACGCGCATCAATCCAAAAAAAAAACGGCCGACGGCACCATCAGCTTCTCACCAACCATCCGCAAGTTAAATAACAACTCACCTCAGTACACAGCACCGCCAGCCAAAGCCACAGACAACAGGCCCGCAGCAAAAAAACGATTCGACTATTCGTCCGCCTCCCGCGCCTCCAACATTTCATCCGCCATCTGGTACGAGTTGTGCGCGGCCTGACCCAACATCGTCCGCCCAGTCCGCCTCGCAACTTCACGCAGTGCCTCCCGTGGCTCCTCCAGTGCGCCAGCGGTTACTAACTCCGCCAACATCGCCAGCCCTGCGAAGTAGTCACGAACATCAACCGCATGCCAAGAAACATCAGCAGTCCGATCATTCTTCAACGAATCGATCTGTTTACGTTGCACATCAATCGTCTTCAGCGCCTCGTCGTACTGCGCCCGCAATTCCTTCTCACCCAATACGTCCGGCATCTATCCGTCCTCCTATCCAGTCATCCACTGACCACATCCATGTTCAAGAATGCGCAGCATTCGCGAACCCCGCGCACCGCGCGCCCTCTGTTTCCTCTGCGCCCTCTGTGGCCAACTCCACCAAGAGCAAGGCCGCCACCGGCGGACGCGCTAACCGCGCCCCGCGCGCTTCGTGCCCTTCGTGGTCCAAAATCCTCAATACCCCTGATACCCCCGCACCTGCCGATACGCCCGCTCAAACCGATCCAACCCATGCCGCCCCCCATTCACCACCTTCCGCGCCCGCGCCAGGTCCCCCGTCACCAACGCACTCCGGATCCGCCCCTCACTCCGCTTCAAGAACATCGCCAACACCTTCGCCGCCACCATCGGCTCATTCGCCAGCGCCGGATTCTCCAGCAGGTCCTCCCCGATCGCCGCCCCGATGTCCCGATAATTCGCCTTCCCCGTCACCTGGATGAACCCGCGCCCCTTGTACTCCGCGCCATCCCCCTTCTTCCCATTCCCCAAGTCCCCGCGAAAGTCATACCGATCAAACGGATGCCCGCTCCCGCTCGTATTCCACCGGCTCACCCCCTCCGAAATCGGTTCAAACCGACTCGTCTCCGCCGCCACCGTCCCCAACGCCATCGCATGCATCGGCCCATCCCAAAGCCCCACACCCATCAACGCCGCCGTCACCTTCTCATAATGCGCCACCGCCTCCCGCGCCGCATACGGAAACACCGCCCGCAACTGCACCCAGTCCAATTTCCGCGCCTCCCCCCACCCCGCCACATCCGCCACCGACGGCGCAACATCCAATTCCGCGAACGTCAACGGACCCACCACGCCATCATCACGCAGCCCATACGCCAGCTGAAACGCCATCACCCCCGCCTCCGTCTCCCCACCAAAATTCCCATCCACCGTCCCCACCGGAAAGCCCAATTCATTCAACCGCGCCTGCACCGCCTCCACAGCAGCACCCCGACTCCCCCGCCAAAGCAAAAGATCCCCATTCCCAAACCGCCTCACGATTCACCGCCTTCCGCCCTTGCGGGCATCGGCGCCACGTTCACCGGGATCTCCACCTGCTCCGGATTGCCCGGTGCCTCCAGCACCTTGTAACCCATCACACCATCCTGGTCCGGTCGGTAATACGCATTCATCGTCGCGCCGCTCTCCGCTGGAAGAGACAACCCCACCTTCACCGTGATCTCTGGCTGCAACTCGCCCGCCCGGTCATGCTCCGGGACAATCGACACCGTGATCCCCACCTCACGCTTCTTCGTTAGATACGGATGCCGCTCAATGTGCTCCAGCGCCTCCCGGATCTTCTCGTCGATACGCCCCGGCAGTAACCCACCCTCGAGTGCCGCGATACCCAATGTCTTCAAACCCATCGCATCAATCCTCCACCGCGTCCAGCGCGGTATTTCGTTTCGGCTTACAGCTCCCCGTCGTACACCTCGAAGTTCTCACTTACAGCCACCGCCGTATCGCGCACATGCTCCACCAGCGCCAGACGCGCCTCCGCGATCCGCTGCTCCAGCGATACCGGCGTGAAGTAGAACCGCGGACGCCCCTTCTGTGTCCGGACATACAGCCGCAGGTCGATGCCGCAATCACGGTCATACACCGCGTACACCGGTCCCGTGTACTGCCAAGAAAGCCCCAGCGGGACACTCGCCCCCTTGCCCTCACCCTTCGGGTCCGGCACCGTGATCTGCAGGGTGCTGTTCACCTTCGCAGCCGCGCCGCCACTCCGCGCGATCTGCACCTCCGCCTCGTTCCTCTCATCAATTCGAAGGTGCTCGATCGTCAGCAGCAACGCCTCGTCGATATTCCCCGCCAGCCGCGTCGCCAGGAGCACATGCAACTCCTCATGCGAAAGCCCGTCCGAACGGGTCAACACCTTCAACGCCTTAAACGGGTCCGCCAACTCCAACGCCACCCCACCCTTCCCTGGGTTGTGCGCGGCATAGTGTTGCTCCCCGCGGATTGCCGACTCACCCACGAAGATCGTCGGCTTCGTCCCGCCCGACAGCCACGAACAAAGATCCCCGATCGTGTTAAACGTATGCACCAACACCCGCGGCGGACGCGGATGCTTCACCAACTCCGGATCACCATGCCGTCCCTGGTCGTACAGGTACAGCGTCTCCGCCTCGTAATCCACCACCTTCGTCATCTGCGGCGCGCCCACATTCAAGCGCACCCAATCCGCCAACGCCGCCCCACCCTCGTTCATCACATTGCTCATCAGTCAAACCCTTTCCGCGCGTCCCCGCGCTTCATCTTTCCAATCCCATCATCCCGTCCAATTCACCACGCGCCACCGCCTCCCGCCGACACCGCCGCCACAACCGCGCCTCCGCCGCCCGCCGACGCTCCCGCGCCGCGTCCCAACGAAAAAACGCCAGCAAGCCCAAGCCCACCAGCGCCACCAAACCAACCATCACCATCCCGACCCCCTTCCTATCCAGTCATCCCGTTATCCTGTCCAGTCCCAAAAGAGCAAGGCCGCCAAAGGCGGACGCGCGCCCCGCGCACCGCGCGCCCTCTGTTCCCTCTGCGCCCTCTGTGGCCAACCCTTCATGGTTCCAAACAAAAAAAAGCAGGTGAACAGGCCGCCCCACGGGAGGGGGGATATAGACCAAAGGACATGGCCAGCCGAACGTGCGTGTAGGGAGTTGCAGGAAGTACCCTTCCAGGAGAGGCAATCCCCGCCCACTTGAGGGCGACCCATTCACCAAAAAAACGACCGCGAAGCACCCCGCTCAACACCCAGTCAGGGGGGGATCGACCAAATGGAGTCAGCTGCACCCCGCGGTCAAAAAAACGATTCAACTCTCATCCGCGTCATCCGCGAAATCTGCGGACAAAAAAACTACGCCGCCGCCGACCCATTCCCCGCCGTCGCATCCGCCTCCCACACCGCACTCTCCAACACCGGACTCACCCGAAACCGCGTCCCCATCCGCTTCACGATCCGACCCGACACAACCGCCGCCTCCTTCACAAAACACCGCAAGCCATTCCGACCCACCGGCTCCAACCGCCCCACCGCAATCACCCTCGAACTCCCCAACGCCCCCATCCCCATCAACCGACTACCAAGATCCGACATATCCAAATCCTCCCCACGCGCCACGCGCGCTATCCCGTCATCCAGTCCAATTCCAACTCGAGCAAGGCGACCGCAGGTCGACGCGCGCCACCCTCTGCTTCCTCTGTGCCCTCTGTGGCCAACCTTCGTGTCCCTTCGTGCCCTTCGTGGTTCAAAATCCTCACTTCACCCCTCCCCCAACGCCGCATGCCCCGCAGCCACCCAGGGATTCACCACCCGACGCTTCCCCTTCGGCGCCGCCACCTTCCCCAACGCCCGACGCACATCACCCCCATCAAACAAAAGCCGACCCCGACTCCCCGCCGTCCGCCGATACGCCACCCCATGCCGATCCGCCCACGCCCGCACCGAAGCCGTCGTCCGGTAATGCAACTTCACCCGAAGATCCCCCGCCGTATAAAAATCCAACTCCGACATCACCCATCCCCCACCGGCTCATCAAACCCAGCCGTCTCCAACTCATCCAGCAACAACCCCCGCAACTTCTCCCCCACCACCGGCTGACCAAACGCCCCAAACGACAACGGATACCGCAAATGATCCACCACCAGTTCCTTCGACTGCTGATCCATCCACGCCACGTCATGCCACAGCGCCAACACCAACAACTCCGAACCCCCAAGCCCACTCGACCGCAAACTACTCATCACCCGACCCCTTAGCCGTCAACTTCGCATGCGCCTTACGTGCGATTTCCGCCATCAAACTCTTTTTCAGGTAATGCACATGCCCAGGCTTCTCATCTCCGAATCCAATCTCCTCAAGCGCTTCCGTCGCCTCCCGAATCGCCCCCACATTCGTAACACCTGCGTCCTTCAACGCCTTGTTCATCTCAACGAACCGCGCCGCATCCTCCGGGCGAATAAACATCGCCACCGGACCATCCGCACCGCGCACATGAAGCCCATTCCCCTCCAACACATACTCAGACATCAGTTCCCCTCCCCTTCCTGTTCCTTCGTGCTCTTCGTGCCCTTCCTGGTGACACCCCCAAACACCGCCGCAAGCAAATCCCACTTCCGATCACCCATCACACAGCCTCCCGTGCATCCCGCGCCACACCAACCGCAGCGCCCACCCCCAAGGCATCCCCATTGCACTCCCCAGCATCAAGACAAGGTTGCGAAGCAACCGCGGACCCCGCGCACCGCGCGCCCTCTGTTTCCTCTGCGCCCTCTGTGGCTTCTTCCCCTTCAAGGTGCCCACCATCAAACACCAGCACATCCAGGCTCACCCCCAACGCCCCCGCCACACGCGCCACATTCCGCGTCTGCGCGAACTGACAATTCCCCGAGAACAGATTCCGAACACACGAAAAGCCCACCCCCGCTTCACCCGCCAACTTCTCAAACGACCAGCCCTTCCGCGACAACGCCCCAGAAAGCCCCGCCCCAATCTCATCCGCCGTATGTACCCGAATAATCTCCATGCCCAAGTTGTAACACGTTTCAACACGTCTGTCAACAAAAAAAATGCCTTATACAGGAAACGCCCTGTTAAAACACGTGTAAGTTGTTGTAAATAAAGGAGATAAGGTGTACCATGATGGTGGAGAATGTGGTGATGCTCAAAGACCGGACAGACGAGAAAAGACGACTACGCGCGCAGCTTTACAAAGCATCCGCCTATCACAGCCTGCGCGAAATAGCCGAATCCGTCGGTTGCACCCCACAAAGTTTGTCCAATTTCAAACAGACCGGACAACTCGGCGCCGAATACTCCCGAAACCTCCTCAGATGGCTCGATAAACACGGCTACACGAAAGACGACCAGACCGCCGAAGCCCCCAAGCCCTACGGCGACCCCTCAAACATCGTCGCCAACCGCCTCCAGGCACTCGTCGACACCCTCCGCGACCCCGACCTCCCCGACTCCACCAAGGTCCGCGCCTTCGCCTCCGAGATTACGCTCTTCCACGAAGAGCTCCAGCCCCTCATAGCCACGCTCGAAAAATCCCTGCAAAACCGCACGAAAGAAGCATCCTGACTCCCAATTCGGCATGAAATCCCACCCTTTCACAGTTTCCTTCCCCAAGAAAACAGTTTAATATAGCAATACGATGACAACGTAACACATTTACGATACAATCAACGCACAAAAAGATTCTTACCCGCCCCATCATCCGCGCCAACAAAGGAATTCTTATGTCCGACTTCAGAAAAGCATTCAACTGGGGCGCCGGAATCACCTGCGGCGTCATCGCCGCCATCCTCCTCCTCTTCATCCTCCTCCCCATCACCTGCAACGCCCTTCTCTACGACACCCAGGACATGAACACCACCCTCGAAGAACAACAGATGCTCGAAGACATCACTACACTCACGATCATTCAGGAAAAAATCGATAATCTTCGTGGTGACGAGACCTACGCTGAAATAGAAGCCAGCTTCGGCGACCCAACACACGCCATCGGCCAACACGTCACCACAGACGGCGACGCCATTCAGTCCTTCGCATGGAAAACCGCCGCCATGACATTCCAGATCGACTTCAAAAACATGCACCTCCACACCGCGCAAAGGCTCACCGAGATTCCCGCCGATGCCATCACCATGGAAACCTACCGCGACCGCATCAGCCAAGACCTGCCCCCCTTCGAAACATCCCCCACCTACGCACCCGACCACACCGAACACTACGCCACCACCACCCCCGAAGAAATCCGCGCGGACTACAGCAAGACCTATGCAAAGATCCTTCCCGGCGACACCTACCAACACGTCGTCGACCTCCTCGGCGCGCCCCTCCCCAAGACCATGTCCGCCCAACTCCCCGGCGGCATCCAGCGCACCACCTACACCTGGCCCCCGCCACACGACTTCCAGATCACCTTCGAAGACAACATCCTCACCCAAACCCCCGAACCATGGCCCCAACACTAGGCACCCCACCTTGCACCCCACACCCCGCCCCCAAGTTCAAGAATGCGCAGCATCACACCTCGTTCCCAAGCTGAAGCTTGGGAACGCAACTACCAAACGAAGTTCCACTTCGTTACCGCATCCAAGAGCAAGGCGACCGCAGGTCGACGCGCACCCCGCGCGCAGCGCGCCCTCTGTTCCCTCTACGCCCTCTGCGGCCAACCCCACAAAGAGCAAGGCCGCCAAAGGCGGACGCGCTAACCGCGCCGCGCGCGCTTCGTGCCCCTTCCCGCCCTTCGTGGTGAACCCCCATGCGTGAACCCTCCCCCCACGCCATCTACCGCAAGATCAGCGACAAAACCATCCGCATCAACATCCGCCGCAAAGGCGGCGGATCCGACAAATGGATCCTCTCCTTCACCCCACCCGGCATGCGCCAACAACGCATCGAAACCGGCACGGTCGACCTCCAACAAGCCATCACCATCGCCGAACGCATCGACTACCAGGCCGCCTACAACCAAGCCCTCGACCTCCAAGACCCCGCCGAAGCACTCACCGACGACCCCCGCCTCACCAAGCTCGCCCACTGGTACACCGACACCTGGCTCCCCAACCTCGGCCGCAAACCAGCCTCCATCGACGACATCGCCTACACCCTCGAAGAATTCATCCTCTGGGCCAAGACCCGCCACATCGGCCGCGTCTCCCAACTCTCCCCCATCAAGATCCAGGAATACACAAAATGGCTCCGGGAGAACACCGGCAACAGCGCCCGCACCATCGAAAAAAAACTATCCGCCATCCGCGCCGCCCTCAACGCCGCCCAAGAAATCGACATGATCCCCCAATCCCCGATCAGCAAATGGCGCATGCCCGAATTCACCGAAGCCGAGATCGACTTCCTCACCCCCGACCAACTCCGCGACCTCCTGATCGCCATCCAGCCCCACTGCGGCCCCCACTGGCCCGCCATCCAATTCATCGCCGCCACCGGCAACCGCCCCAGCGGCGCCCGCACCCTCCTCATCCGCCACATCGACCTCGACCGCCAAATCATCCACCGCCCCGAAGTCAAAGTAGACCGCCTCGCCACCTACCCCATCAACACCCTCGCCATCCACGCCATCCACGCCGCCCTCGACCAACCCACACGCACCCACCGCCGCGACAGCCTCATCTTCCTCCACCCCAAGACCCGCCAGCCCTACGGCAAAAACACCCTCTACAACACCTTTACCCGCGCCATCACCGCCGCCGGCCTCACCGACCAATACAACTGGGTCAACCTCAAGACCCTCCGCCACACCTTCGGCCACATCAACGCCAACTACCCCATCCACAACGGCGCTCCCATGCCCCTCCCCATGCTCCAACAATGCATGGGCCACAGCGACATCAAGACCACCATGAAATACATCAAACCCGCCGACGCCGCCCCCTACCTCCAAGGCTACGCCACCCTAATCACCCCCCAAACCCCAAACCAATAGCCCCAATAGCACCCACCCCCCAAACTCCCCGCCAATCCACCCACATCCCGAATCCTCTCTCCGGCACCATTCACAAAGAAAACCCCTGTAAGTCCCGTACTTACAGGGGTTTATGTTTTCAGTCCGCCAATAGCACAGATCGCAGATTGGCGGGGATTTACGCAGATCTGCGCGGTTTCGGTGCTGTCTGGTGCTGTCTGGTGCTAATGAGTTTCAAAAGTGGCAAAATTCCTTAGCAAAATCAGCCCTACGTCTGCACAAGGAGCACATGCCAATCACCCGCATCGAAGAGAAGCAACGCCCGCTGAAAGTTCAACGCCACATCAGAACCCCCCGGACAAACCAGATTACCCGTCCCATCCTTCAGCGTGATCACGTCGCTACCGTCCGGACGCACCCACAGCAGATCCCCCTGGCTCCCGCCATTGATCGTGTCCAGGTCATCCGTAGAACCCGATTCGGCGGCCAAACGCATAAACGGCGGATCAGCAGTCACCACACCCGACGCGATTGTTGTCAGGGTAGCGCTCCCGATATTCAGAAACGACCCCAGCGTCACCCGTTCCGAGAACGTCGACGCATCATCATGCGTCACCGCCCCGCTATCGCTCGAGACATTCCCGCCACCGACATCCAGATCCCCGTCCAACGTCAGATCCGTCGTCACATCCCCATTGATCGCCACGTCCTCGGTGAACGTCGTCGCCTTCAACTGATTCGTCATCGCTATGCACTCCTCTGCGTCACAGGCACCGCCGCCCGCAAGGTTCCACCACTCGTCACTTCCACATAAGGCCGCCACCGGCCATTCTCCACATCAAACACCTGAAACGCCGCCGCCGACGCGCCCACGTAATACGCCGCCTTCTTCGTCTGGTCCGTCGGCGTTCCCCACAGTTCGAAGGTCGCCGACTCCACCGTCCCCGCCGTCAGGTCGATCTTCACCTGCCGATCACCCCCCGCCGCCAGATAGATCTCCGTCGCGCTCACCACGTCCACCGGCTCCGCGCCCGCCGATCCGCTGATCGTCGTGTTCTTCAGGTCCAATGCATCCGGGATCCAGATCCGCGCCCGGTTCGCACTCGGCCACATCGCCCGCCAGATCAACGTCGACCCCACCCAGAATTCCGTCAGCCCCGGTTCCCGGACAAAACGCACGTTATGCGTCACATCCACGATCGTCTCCAGGCTAAAGTCCGCCGCCGTCCGCACACGCCCCGCCGCCTTCCCGTGATACACACCCCCACCATGCACCCCTGCCGGTGCCTCCGTGTTCACCGTCGCCTGCAACACCGTCGTGCTCCCGCTTTCCGTCGTATCCCCCGACCGATACGCCCGCGCGATCACCCGCACATCCGTCCCATACGCATACGGCCCCAGCACATGCTCCACCACAGCATTCGCGCTCAAGCCATTCGACACCCCCAGCGCGATGTCCACCGGCGTATCCGTCGCCGGGTCCGGGTCCGTCCCATCCGTCGTCACATACAGGCGCGCATAATCCCCCGGGCTCGCATCCTTCCCCAGGTCATAGCTCGCCACCAGGTCCACCTCCCCGCCCGCGATATTCGTCAACGTCACATCCAGCAGATCACTCAAGTCCGGCGTCACATCGTTCCCGCTCGAATCGATCACCACCGTCTGATACCGCGTATTCAGCCCGATCAACCCATGCGCATTCTGGTCCCGGCACGTCACGTTGATCGTCTTCGTCCCACTTCCAGGAAGCGCCACCGACACATTCACCGGATACGACGCCCCACTCCCGTCCGGCGTACCATCCCAATCCGGCACCGCGTCCTCGCCCACATGCACCCGGTGCACCGCCAGCGCCGTCTCCGCCACCGGATGCTCCCAGCGATACTCATCCCAATACGTCGTCCCGTCATAATCCCACGACCACCGCAACACGTACTCGAGTCCCGTCGTCCCCGACACGATGTCCACCGGGAACTCCAGCGTCACCCACACACCACAATTCCCCATGGCCCCGACAGTCCCCCCACTCGCACCCGTCCCCGCCGTGATACCCGACGTCGGCACCACCCCCGAAGGCACACCAGACCACAGCCCAGACACGATCTCCGTGCCCGAAGCCGCCTGTATCGTGCCCTCCGCGTCCGCCGCCTCCGTCGCCACCCGCATCCCCGGCACCGGATAAATCACATCATCACTCGCCCCCGCCGCCGCCGTACTCCCCAGCAATGCCCGCCCCGCCGCGGGCACCGTCAACGTCGTCGCCGTCCGGCTCGTATAGAACACAATCTCCCGCAGCGTCCCCCCGCTCGTCTCGATACGACACCACCCCTGCGCAGGCCAGCCCAGCGCATCCAGATCCCCCGTCGTCACGACAGACCCCGCGCCCGACGCCGACAGCTGCCCGCCATCGCTCACGCCACTATCGCCCAAGGTCCCCACATAAACCTTCAGGTTCTCCACAGACAACAGGCTATGGTTATGCAGGATGAACTGCCGAAACAGCGTGAACCCAGACGCCCGCCCCGATTCCGGCACCGTCACCGCCCGCGACGGCTGCGTATCCACCGTCATAAACCCGCCCATATTCTCCGAATTAATCCGCGTCACCCGCACCCACGTCCCGTCCGTGTCCCCCTCGAGCACCTTCGTCTCCCCCGCCGCCACCGCAACACCCGCGCCATACACCGAATCCCCCGGCGCCCGATACGCCAACGTATCCGCATCCGTCGCCTGAATAATCCCCTGCCCAATAGCCGTCCGCCCCGCCACCTGCTCCACGATCACATTCGGGATGTCCTGGAAGAACAACGCCGGCCGCCGCACCACCGCCTCCGCATGCCGAAGCCCATCAGACGCATCACTCCCCGTCCAATACAACCCCACCGCATCCGCACCCACAAATCCATCCGCCATCAGTTCAACCCCATCATCCAGTTACCAAGGTTCAAGAATGCAAAGCATTCGCGAACCCCGCGCAAAGCGCGCCACAATCACCCTCACAAGGCACAAGAATGCAAAGCATTCGCGGGACCCGCGCGCAGCGCGCCATCCAGTCATCCCGTTATCCTGTCCAACCCCACAATGAGCAAGGCCGCCAAAGGCGGACGCGCTAACCGCGCGCAGCGCGCCCTCTGTTCCCTCTGCGCCCTCTGTGGCCAACCACCAGGAGCAAGGCGACCGCAGGTCGACGCGCGCCCCGCGCCCCGCGCGCTTCGTGCCCCTTCGTGCACTTCGTGGTCCAATCCCCTACACCGCATCCACCACCACCTGTCCCCCAGCCTTATCCCACGCCACCGTCACCGCAGGCGCCTCCGGATTCCGCATCACCGTAAACGTAAACTCCTGCGCGTCGCCCTCATAATCACGCGCATCGATCGGCGTCACCCGATACTGCGCCGCCGTCCCATCCCCCAGCACCGTCGTCCGGAACTGGATATACCCCGACCCATCATTCCGCACCGGCGATCCCGACGCCTCCGCCCACGCGCTCCCCGTGTAATACTCCACCTTCCAATGTTCAACATCCGACCGCCCCCGCCACTGCAGGATTCCATACGCCGGATTCGCCACCGTCGCCGCCGTCCCCGTCGAATCCGCGTCCCGCACCTCAATGATCGGCGGTTCCGTCTCCCCATCATGCTCCAGGGTAATCTCCGTCAGCTCCGTCTGCTGCAACAGGAACTCCCCATCCGCGCCATACACATCAAACGGCGCCGTCCCGCTCCAGCTATACCGATGCCCAAAGCCACCCACCGCCTCCACCGCTGTAATTGCCACCGCCATCAGAACAACCTCCCCTGCGCCACGTCCGCCTTCAGGCGCGCCAATGCACCGGAATGATTCTTCGAACACATCTCCACACCAACGAATTGCCGTCCGGTCTCATGGCATGCCACCGCCATACTCCCACCACCCGCAAAGGGATCAAACACAATCGCATCCTCCCGCGTACTCACTTCCAGAATGTGCCGCAGCAATGCCTGCGGCTTCTCACACGGATGCTTGCCCGGATACGATTGCACCGGCTCAAAGTCCCACACATCGGACCATTGCTTCGACGCGCTCACAGCGAAAGGCCGCCGCAGGTCCTCGTACTCCCGCCGCAGGTCCTCGTACTCCCGCCGCAGGTACGCGCCGCGATCAACACCGTGGCGATTCGCGTAGTCCTGCAACTTCGCATAGTTCTCCTCAGTCGGCAATGCCCATTGGGATCGGCTCATATAGTGCGACGCCATCTGCGTCCCCGTGGCCTTCGTGACATCCTTCGCGACTAACCCCGCGCGCGCCCACTCATCCGCCAGGTACTTCCGCAAGGGCTCAAAAACGAACCCCCGTAGTTCATCGCACTTCGCCACATACCCCGCCTCACCCTTCGCAATATTGTCCGCACCATAATGCTCCGCGAAGATCACCCGCTCCGATGCGGGGAAAAAATTGCGCAGTGCTTCCTTCTCCACATGGTTCCCCCGCGTCGCCAACTTTCCACCCACGGCACCCTTCCGCCACACGATAGGACTCAACACGTTAAACCAGGACCGGATCACCACCTCGACCCGTGCCGCCATCGACACACTTGCGAAAAAGTAGAGTGATCCATTCGGCCTTAGAATGCGCTGAAACTCCACGCACAGATCACCCACCCATGCGAGAAACGCCGCCGGATCGTCCCATTGCCGGTCCCAGGGCTCATCGACCACCCGGAAGTACGGCGGATCCGTCACAATCGCATCCACGCTATTCGATTCCATACCTGCCATCACATCCCGACAATCACCCAACCACAGCGCATGGCGGCCTACATCAAACCGCACCGGCGCCGTCATCTCCACCGCCACCGCCATCACTTCACCTCCAACAATTGCGCCGCGCCATACGCATTCAGAATGTAGATCTCGCCCATATCGATGTCATAGGTATGCGTCGCCGTGTACCGCTCCCCAATCGTCCACGTATGCGTCGCCGTCCCCGCCTCCACAGGCCGCCACAGATGCCCATACGCCCCCGCGCCCCCCGGCTGATTCGACGCCGCCGCCACATGATCATCCACACACCGGTACAACCGCCCATCCGCGCCGGTCACCAGGTTGTCCTCCGTCAGCGATTGCGCCGACCGCGCCCAGGTATACCGGTCCTCCCAATCCCCGTCCGGCCCGAACGGATACTCGTTCCAGAAGGTCCGGTACCGCTCGATCGAAAGGTAATACAGGTTCGTGTCCGTGTCCCCATCCACCCAGTCCACCGGGTCCCGGCTCGTCCGCTTCACGAAGAACCCCGTCAGCAGGTCCTTCATCCGCTCCCGAAGGTCCAGGATCAACTGCCCGCTCAGGTCCGCCCCGTGCGTCAGCAGCAGGTTATACCGCTCGTCCTCGGTGTAATCGCTCATCACCCCCACATCCACCGGCGCATCATTCACATAGACGTTCCACGGCCCCTCCGGCATGTTCTCATACCGCTGGATCCGGTCGTTCCCCGTATCCGCGAAGTAATAGATCCCCACGCTGTCAATCGCAGCGCCCCAGGGCGTATCAAAGCCCCGCGCACCGGTGCCAGACCCACCCGTCAGCCGCCCGTCCGCTTCGAAGTTATAGATGAAGAACGACGCATCCGCAGGTGTATAGTCAATCGTCCCCAGCCCGACCCGATTGTTGTCGCGATACGTCCACACCGCCAGCCCGTCCCCGTTCACCGCGATGCTCCGCGCCGTCAACGGTAGCTGCCCCTGATAGTCCCCGCTCGCGTTGTACACCTCCACGCGCCCCAGGCTCCCGATGTCGCACACCAGCAACCGGTCCACGTTCGTGTCCCACCACAGGCTCTCCGGCGTCTGCAGCACCCCCGTCCCCTTCGTCCCCTTCGAATTGAACTGCGACACGTAGGTCCCTGTCGCGCTGAATTTCTGGATGCGCGCGTTCCCCGTGTCCGCCACGTACACGTTCCCGCTCTCGTCCACCGCCACCCCACGCGGCCCGCTGAATTGCCCGTTCCCGCTCCCCGTGCTTCCCCACTTCCCCTGGTACACGCCCGCGCTGTTAAAGTACTGGATCCGGTCGTTCCCCGTGTCCGCTACGTACAGATACCCGTTACTCGCACGAATCGCGATCTGATACGCCCCGTCCAGTTGCCCGTTCCCGCTCCCAAAGCTCCCGAATTCACTGTCAAACACGCCCGCCGTGTCATACTTCGCGATCCGGTTCCCGTCCCGGTCCACCACCCACACATCGTCCGCGCTCGTTATCGCGATCCCCGTCGGCGATTGCAGCGCCGTCCCGCCAAACCCGAAGCCCTGATTCGTAAAGTCATAGTCCAGGTCACTGTCCCAACGCTGCACCCGCGCCCGCGTCGTGCCCGAAGGCGCCTCGTCCAGCTGTTCCCCCGTGTACAGGTTCGCGCTGCTGTCCATCGCCATCGCCTGCACCGCGTCCAGCGCGCCCGCATCACTCCCGGCTGTCCCCAGCGTCCGCGCCCACACCCCCGCCGTCGTAAACTGCTGCACCCGACGCCCGCCAGCGTAATTCAACGCCGTCACCCCATCCACCACACTCAGGAAGCCCCCCGCTTCCACGATCTGACTCCGCGCCGACTGCAGGATCGTCCCATCCCCGGACCCATCGTCATTAAAGTCCGCCGGACCCCCATACTGGTCCTGATACACGAAGCTGCTGTTGTACTCCGTGATCCAGAATTCGTTTCGGAACACGCCCCCATTGACGGACGCAATCTTCTTCTGCTCAATCAGAAACAGATCGCCCGAGCTCGTCACGCAACCGTGGATCACATCCCCCACCTCAGACCGCACTGTGTCCGTCGGCACCCCCAGATCGGTCAACATCTCCGCCGTCACGATACCGGAAGCAATCAGCACCTGGTCAAACACCCCCGCGTTCGTGTACCGGCTCACCCCCTGCTCATGGAAGATCAACACCCGATCACTCGCATCGATCTCCAGGTCCGGCGTCGTGCTAATCACATCGGATCGGTTGATCGGATTCCCGCCAAACGAGTCCGAGTAATGCGCCACACTGCCCCGCAGCCACGCCCCCGTCGCCGTCAGTTGCCCATACTGCAGATAGTCCTCGATCCCCGGCTGATGCTTCTTCACAAAGGTCGACACCGTGTCATACGGCCCCAGGTACGCCCCGAAATTCAGCAGCAAACTCCCGCTGCTGTCATACTTCTTCCCGATATATGGGTTGTAGGTAAACGCCGACGTGAAGCTCGACTTCGTGATCCACATGTTCCCACTGCTGTCCACCGCCAACCGCTCCGCGTCCGCATCCAGCGTATACGTCGCCTGATACGCCCCGCTCGCGTTGTACTTATACACCTTCCGATCACCCGATCCCGCCGCCGTCGCCAACACATACAGGTTGTCACTCGAATCCGTCGCCACATCCCAGACCCGCGTAAACGCCACCCCACCGCCCGTCCCGCCAAAGGCCCCCACCTCCAGCAACAACGTCCGCTCCCGGAAATTCACCACCTCCATCAAATCCGTGATGTCCTTCCCATACCGCGGCTCCCCGCCAAACGGAAAATGATACGCCGCTTTCTCCTCCACCCCCATCAGCTGCTATCCCCACTCCACGGCACCCAACGCTGCCCACTCGACTTCCGCACAATCGCATCATCCGTCCGCGTAATCACGATCCGGTCCCCCGTCCGCCGCACCTCAATCCCCGGCCCCGCCACAATCGAATCCACGATCCGCCGCTGCAACTCATTAAACAAATCCGCCGAAACCCCATCCCCCGACCGAACCGGCGCAAACCCACCCTGCCCATGATTACCACCACCCATCACTCAACTCCTCGAACGCCATGTAATTCAAGTATCGCCTTGCCCCATTCCTCAAGCTGCTCACTCATCCTGTCATCCCGTTATCCTGTCCAATTCCACCAGGAGCAAGGCGACCGCAGGTCGACGCGCGCCCCGCGCGCAGCGCGCCCTCTGTTCCCTCTGCGCCCTCTGTGGCCAACCCACCAAGAGCAAGGCCGCCAAAGGCGGACGCGCTACCCGCGCGCAGCGCGCCCTCTGTTCCCTCTGCGCCCTCTGTGGCTAACCCATCAGGAGCAAGGCGACCGCAGGTCGACGCGCGCACCGCGCAAAGCGCGCCACCCTTCCCCCCTTCGTGCCCTTCGTGCCCTTCGTGGTTAAGCAAACCGCGCCGTAGCCCCCTGATTCTTGATCTGCTGCAAAATATCCACCACCCGCGCGATCTGCGGGTCCCACACCTGCACCTGGCCCCCAGCCCCCGCACCAGCACCACGGCCACCACCGCCACCCCCAGCGATACGCCCCATCGTCTGCGCCCCCGTCAACGCTTCCACCGCCTTCCGCCCCAACGCCCCGCGCGTATCAAACACCGCATTCCCCGGCAACCGCCCGATATGCGGCACATTCATCCGACGCACACCATCCGCCCCAGTCGTCTCATCCGAAGCACCCCCCGGCACAATCCCACGAAACGCCGTCCGCGCCGCACTCCCCACCCCCGCCGTATTCAACGCCGCACGAAGCTCCCGCACCCGGTCCACCAACCGCTGCAACCGGTTCCCCGCATGACTCGCCGCCTTCTGATACGTATCCAGCCCGATCACCCCATTCGACAACATCTCATTCAACAGGCTCATCTGCTCAATGAACCCCTGCTGCGGCGTCTTGATCTCCGCCAGAATCGGCTCCTTCAACTTCTCCAATTCCGCCAACCGCTTCGCACGCTCCTCCAACGCAATCGCGCCCGGGTCCACACCAGCGCCAGCATCCCCCGCCCTGATCTTCGCCGCCGCGTCCGCCGTTTTCTCCGCGTTCTTCACAAACTCGCTCAGCTTCTGCTGACTCTCCCGCCCCGCGATCTTCCGCGTCTTTCTGGCCACGTTGTCCAGCGACCCCTCCACCCCCTTGTAGATCTCCTCCAGCGCCTTCCCCACCATCGCCGTGCTCTCGAACTCCTTCCCCGTAATCGCCTCCACGCCCTTCTGAAGCCCCTGACGAATCACCAGCGGGATCGCCGCCGCGCTCTTCCCCAGGCTCGCCAGAAAACTGCCCCCAAGGCTCACCCGGTCCAGCACATCCGCCAACGCCATCGCCTTCTCCTGCAGGGAGTCCAACACACGCCCCACGCGCGTCCCCATGTCCTCCCCATTCACCGCCGCAGACACAAACTTGTCCGACAACGCCGTCACCAACGGCGCCACATCAATCGCGATCTGCGTCTTCACCCCTTCCCACGCCGCCGACATCTTCGTGATCGCGTCGTTCGCCATCTCGATCTTCGCCGCGTCCACACGGTCAAAGGTGATCCCCAGCCGATCCGCCTCGTTCCCCAGCCGTTCAATCCCCTCACGCCCCAGCGCCAGTGTGTTCACCAGGTCCACGCCCTCACTATCGAACAACTTGAACGCCAGCCGCACCCGCTGACTCTGGTCCTGCACCCGGTCCATCGCGTCCGCAATCGCCAGAAACTGATCCTCCGCCTTCAACTTCGCCAACGCCTGCGCGTCCACGCCCAGTTCCTTCAGCGCACCCTGCGCCTCACCCGTCCCCTCCGCCGCTTCCGCGATACGCCGCACCATCCGCTGCAGCGCCATGTTCGTCTTCTCAATCTGCACCCCCGTCAGCTTCCCCGCGAACTGCAACCGCCCCAACCCCTCCGTCGTCGCCCCGATCTTGTCCGCCGTCTTCGTCGTCTTGTCCATCTTCTCCATCTGCTCCGACACCGCCCCCATCCCACGCGCCAACGTAAACGCCCCCAACGCCGCGCCCCCCAACGAAAGCATCCGACGATTCAACACCCCCACCGCCCGACTCGTCAGGTTCGCCTGCCCCCGAAACTTCGCCAACCGCGACCCACTCGAACGCATCCCACGGTTAAACCGCCCCGTCCGCGCCACCAAATCAACCGTCAAATCAACCTTAGCCATCAGCCCAATCCCATCATCCAGTTATCCTGTCCAGTTCCAAAGAGCAAGGCGACCGCAGGTCGACGCGCTAACCGCGCACCGCGCGCCCTCTGTTCCCTCTGCGCCCTCTGTGGCTAACCCACAAAGAGCAAGGCGACCGCAGGTCGACGCGCGACCCGCGCTTCGTGTCCCTTCGTGCCCTTCGTGGTCCAAAATCCCCATCACGGAAACACCGTCCGGAAATCCTTCGGCCGATACAGATCCGCATAGTAGATCCCCGTCCCCTGCACCAGATTCGGCGGCGGTTTCCCCCCTTCCCGCGCATCCCGGAAATACACCAACGGATTCCACCCTTCCGGCTGATACTGAAACTCAAACGAGAACCGCCACCGCGGCGGCGTCGCATCCAGATACACCGGACTCGCCGGTGCCCCCGTACACAGCCACGTCCCCGGCGCACCCCCGGCCCACCACGTACCATTCACCGCACCCACCCAGTCCGCCGCGAAAAACAGCGGGTTATACGTCCGGATAATCCCCGTCGCCCGCAGCCGCATCTGCGGCAACAACACCGGCGGCTCCCCCAGCTGCGTCCGCGTCTCACTCGGATAATCATCGTCATTCGCCGGGAAGGTATGCGACACCACCAGCGCATTCCCCCACCGGTCATTCTGCGTCTGCTTCTGCTGCAGCCCCGCATCCACATGAAACCGGAACGTATTGTCCTCCTGGCCAATCGCCACATACGTCACCGAACCCTCCACCGTATCCGTCGACCCGCTGACGCTCGTGATCTGCACCTCCGTCAACGTCAACCCCGGCTCCCCCGTCGGCGCGCTGTTATACGTATACCCCGCCGAATTCAACGCCGACCGCGCCGCCTCCGCCAACTGCCAATCCGTCTCCCCCGTCAACCCCGTCACCTTAAACCGCCGCACCAACCGCGAAGGCGACCCATCCCGCTCCAGATACGAGATCCCGCCATCCGCATCCAACATGTCCATATACACCGTCGCCATCGCTAAAACCCCATCATCCAGTTACCACATCCACATTCAAGACCGCCGCGCCGCGTTCCCAAGCGCCAACTCAGAAACGCAACGACCAAACAAAGCCCCAGCTTCGCCACCCCACCAAGTTCAAGAATGCGCAGCATTCGCGAACCCCGCGCACCGCGCGCCCTCTGTTCCCTCTGCGCCCTCTGCGGCCAACCCCATCCAGGAGCAAGGCCGCCAAAGGCGGACGCGCTCACCGCGCCACGCGCGCCCTCTGTTCCCTCTGCGCCCTCTGCGGCCAACCCCATCCAGGAGCAAGGCCGCCAAAGGCGGACGCGCTCACCGCGCCACGCGCGCCCTCTGTTCCCTCTGCGCCCTCTGTGGCCAACCCACCAGGAGCAAGGCGACCGCAGGTCGACGCGCTAACCGCGCGCAGCGCGCCCTCTGTTCCCTCTGCGCCCTCTGTGGCCACCCCACCAAGAGCAAGGCGACCGCAGGTCGACGCGCTAACCGCGCGCAGCGCGCCCTCTGTTCCCTCTGCGCCCTCTGTGGCCACCCCACCAAGAGCAAGGCGACCGCAGGTCGACGCGCTAACCGCGCGCAGCGCGCCACCCTTCCCCCCTTCGTGCGCTTCCTGCCCTTCGTGGTTCAAAAATCCTCACTCCTTCACCGCCCGATCAAACACCGCCATCATCTCCGCCACCGTCTGCCCATCCCCCGTCGCCCGATCAATCGGACCATCCCCATACGGCAACACAAAATCCGTCCAATGCACCGCATCCGCCTTGCCACACTGCGCACAGACCAGCGCCGCACCAATCTGCGCCACCATCATCTCCAGCCGCATCTGCGGCAACCCCTCCACCGAAGCAAACGCGCGCCAGGCCCGATACTCATGCCCGGACAGGCGCGCCACCTCCACCAAACTCATCCCCAACGCCGCCGCCAACCGATGCCGATGCAACCGGTCCGGCGACGCCCTCAGTTTTTTTCCTCTTCCTCCGCCGCCGACGCACTCAACCCATTCACATCCAGGATCACATCCAGCAACCGATCCAGCGCCGCCGCACTCTTCTGCTGCAGCACCGCCACATCAGAATCACGGAACACCCGATTCCCTTCCGCGTCACACACCCCCAGCGCCACCAGCCGCTCCCGCGTCTCATTCGCCCCCTTGCCCGCGCCCTGCACATACGACTCATACGCCGCCCGCTCCGCGCCCGTCATCGCACGGACATAGAACGTCCCACCCCACTCCGGCACAGCCACCGCCACCGGCGTCAAATCCTCCGCACCCAACGCCATATTCCGCAACCGCGCCGCATCAAACCCCACCACCGTCCCCACATCAGGAGCACCGCCCGCCGCGCCAGACACACCCTTATCAGGACAAGAATGCGAAGCATTCGCGGACCCCGCGCAAAGCGCGCCCTCTGTTCCCTCTGCGCCCTCTGTGGCTACCCCACCAGGACAAGGTTGCGAAGCAACCGCGGACCCCGCGCGCAGCGCGCCCTCTGTTCCCTCTGCGCCCTCTGTGGCCAACCCTTCAGGACAAGGTTGCGAAGCAACCGCGGACCCCGCGCGCAGCGCGCCACCCTTCCCCCCTTCGTGCTCTTCGTGCCCTTCGTGGTTCAACCTACTTCTCCTTCTTCAATTCCGCCTTCGCCTCCGCCATCACCTGCTTCGCCGAAGCCTCCTGCGCCGCAGCCGCCTGCGCCGCAATCTCCTCACGCGCCAGCGCATCCTCCTCCTTCTCCACGATCCCCGACCGCGCATACTTCTCCGCCAACACCGCCGGCAGATCCGCCGTCACCCCACGCACCAACACCCGCGGATTCCCCTTCACATCACGCGGCCCCAAGTCCGGCGCCACACTCTTCAAGATCCGACATGCAACAGTACCCATCTCAATCTCCTTTCACGCGCCACGCGCGCATCCAGTTCATACCTTCCAATCCAAGTTCAAGAATGCGCAGCATTCGCGAACCCCGCGCAAAGCGCGCCCTCTGTTCCCTCTGCGCCCTCTGTGGCTAACCACCAGGAGCAAGGCGACCGAAGGTCGACGCGCTCCCCGCGCGCAGCGCGCCCTCTGTGCCCTCTGCGCCCTCTGTGGCTAACCCTTCGTGCTTCAACACCCTAGCTCGTCGTCCGCGTAATCGCGCCCGCCACCTTGATCTCCGCCGTGAACTCCATCTTCTCCTCGATCTGCGCCCCCGCCGCGAAGTTCGTCATAAACCCACTGAACGCGCAAGTCAGACCACTCCCGCCCCAGTCGATCGTGATCGTCTCCGCCGCCGCGTCAATCGGCGGATCCTGCGCGCCCGTGTAATGGCCCCGCACCGTGATGCTCCCGCCATCCGTCAGATCACCTGGTACAAACGCCCGCGTCGCGCTCGTACCCATGTGCGTACAATCGATCGCTTCCCGGCTCTCCCCGCTCTCATTCACCTCGAGCAGTTCAAACGCGAACGAGCTCGTCCCGAATGTAATCGTCGTTCCTGTTCCCAAATCACACGCCATAACAATCGCCTCCTATCGCCGCGCTATGCGGCACGGCTCCAAACACGCCAACGCTGCACCACCCGAAACACACCATAGGTCTCACCAAGCTCAGGCTCATCCGGTTCGTCCCGGTCATCCTTCAAAAAACACTGTTCAATCACGACATCCTCACCATCCACATCCACCGTCCCGCCAAAGCGGTCCAGCCGCGCCTCCGCCAGATCCGCAATCGCCTGCGCCTGCTGCAAATGCTCCCCGACCCATACAAAGTCATACACCTGATCCACCAGATCGCACTTGCCAGCCATGTGATCAACACGATCACGCGACACCCGACGATACGCACCCAGCGGCAACTGTGTATGCCCACCATCGCCCAACGGAAACACCCGGGTCCCCACATACCCCGCCAACGAAGCATCCCCCAGCAATCGGGTCACCAAGGCATCCGCCACCGTCGCCATTAACGCGCACCCCCGGCCCGCGCCTTCGTCGTCGCCTTGCGCAACAGATCCAACAGCGCCGTCCGAAACACACCCGGCGTCACCTGCACCCCCGCATCAAAGGCCCGCCGCAGGAAATGCGACGGCTTCGCGCCCGGGTGCTGCACCCGGCCACCACCACGTCGCCGAATCGTATGCGCCCGCGTACCCCGCTCTACCAAGTGAATGTAGTTCGCCGGATTCCGGCGCGCCGCCCGACGCGATAGCGCGCCCTGGCCACGACGCGCCAGCCGCGCCGCATTCCGCTGGGACCGCGCCTTCGCACCCCTCACCGCCCCCACCTTCGTAATGATCGCGCTGCGGATCGTCTTCTGTTTCACCCCCAGCGCCCGCTTCAGGCTCCCGGTCTCGGTCGGGGCGTTCGACTTCGCCGTGGTCAACACGCGCCGCCACGCCTTCCGGCCCGCACCGCGCACCGCCTTCTTCGTCTCGGCACCAGACAGATCACGGAACATCGCCGCAACCGCCGGGTCCCCGCTCATATCAAAACGCAGCATGCTCATGCCCGACCGTCCCCGCTCGCCGCGATCGCGCCGATCAGCAGTTCCCGCCGTTCACCCTCCACCGGCACGATCCCGTCAATCTCATGCACCACAAGCTCGATCACCGTCGCATCCTCGGCATGCGCCGCCGGGCTCGTCCCATACTCATCCCGCACCACCGTCCAACCCGTCGTCCCGAAGCCAGCCGTCACCCGCACAATCTCATCGTCAACCCGTGCCAGGAAGTCCCCATAATCCGCCAGCGGCATCATCGCCGCGCTGTCCACCGTCCACCCCGTCTCCGTCGCATCCACCGCCGCCGCCAACTGCGTCCAGTGCCGCGGCACCAGCAGCCGATAGGTATCCCGCAAGTCCTGACGCCACCGCGTCCGCACCTCCGCCTCACCCGGCACCGCCACCCCGCCATACCGCGGATCCTCCCCCGCCATACGCGGCGTCACCGCGCACGGCATCCAACCCGAAAGCGACCACGCCCGCGAATCCACACTCCCCCCAGCGCCCCGCGTATCCGTCGGCACCAGAATCCCCACCTGCAACCGATACGCCCCCGCCCGCGCCTGAATCACATCACCACGAACCGGCATCAGCCACACCCCCCATCAAGTTCAAGAATGCGCAGCATTCGCGAACCCCGCGCAAAGCGCGCCCTCTGTTCCCTTTGCGCCCTCTGTGGCCAACCACCAGGAGCAAGGCCGCCAAAGGCGGACGCGCGACCCGCGCAAAGCGCGCCACAATCACCCCCACAAGGCACAAGAATGCAAAGCATTCGCGAACCCCGCGCAAAGCGCGCCATCCAGTCATCCCGTTATCCTGTCCAACCCCACAATGAGCAAGGCCGCCAAAGGCGGACGCGCTAACCGCGCAAAGCGCGCCCTCTGTTCCCTCTGCGCCCTCTGTGGCTACCCCACCAGGAGCAAGGCGACCGCAGGTCGACGCGCGACCCGCGCACCGCGCGCTTCGTGCCCCTTCGTGCCCTTCGTGGTTCAAAATCCTCACCCGCACCAATCCGGCCCCCCATAGATCACCGCCGCATGCGCGATCAACCGCTCCACCTGATTCGGCACCTCACTCACGATCCGACCAATCACCACCGGCTCCCGGTGCTCATACCACCCCGCCACCAGCTGACGAATCGCCACCCGCGTCGTCTCCGGCACATCACTCCCCGCATCCCCATACCCCGCCACAAACTGAATCTGGATCGGCGCCACATAATCGTGATTCACCCCCGGCCAGCAATACCCGCTCGCAGGCACAATCGCGCCAAAGGTCCCCGACGTGTCCACCTGATAGTTCGCGCTGTCAATCGTCGTCAGCGTCCCGTTCCCGTCCACATACTTCACATGCGTCACGGACTGCAGCGGCGGTTTCGGTACACAGATCGCCCCGGTCCCACCCGGCCAATCCTGCAGCGTCCAGTTCCAGGTCTGCGTAATCAGCGCCCGACCCTGCTCCTCCGCCACCAACTTCACCGCCGCATCCAGATACGCCGACAGCAAGTCATCATCATGCGAACCCACGATCCGCAGATGCTCCCGCAATTGCGCCACGGTCAAAGGGTCTGCGGCAGGCGCCGTTTCCAGCGCCAGCCGCACACCCGTCTCAACCAAAGCACCCACAGGCTAGTTCACGATCTCGTCCACGCTCGCCACGTCGCCGTCGCTCGCCGGACCATGCGCGATGCCATAGGTCTGCACCACCGCCGCCGTCAGGCTCGCCGCCGTCGCCGTCGTCACCTCGACCGCGAAATGGGTGAAACCGTTGTTCACATCCAGTTCTTCGGCCAGGACCTCGAGCAGCACCTGCTTGTTGTTGTCACTGCCCGCCTCGGTCAACTGCGTGATCGCCTTGCCGCTGATGTCTTTCTTGCCGGTGCCGCTGCTGTCCGTCGCCTGCACCAGCTTCGCGTCCACCGTGCTGTTCGACGTCATCGCGCCCACCAACACAATCGCCAGACCGCGCTCGGCCTCGGCGAGTGACGCATAGTCACTCACACGCGCGCCCGCACTCTGGTCAATCGGATCCAGCGCACCCGCCGTCCGAATCAGTTCACTCGGTCGCGCATTCAAATTGATACCCATCGTCGTCTCCTCTGACCGGTTCCCCGGTTCGGTTATTTCTTCTTCGCTTCCGCTTCCGCTTCCGCCGCAGCAACCAGCGCCGCGACCTCCTCCGCACTTGCGCCGTCCGTCAGGTCCCGCGGAATATCCAACGCCGCCGCCTTCTCGATCAGCGCCACCAGGTTCAACGGTTCCGACTTCTCCGCGTCACCACCAGCGCCGTCCGTTTCCCCTTCGTGATCTTCGTGCCCTTCGTGGTTCAAAGGCTCCTCCACCTTCTCTGCCTTCTCCTTCACCACCGGCACCGCCACCGCCAGATCACCATCGAAGCCCGCAGGCGCAGCAATCGCGCCACGACGCACCCAGCGCGCCACCTGGTCTGGACGCAGCGCAACGCGCTCGCCCTTCCGGATCGCTTCATCGGGTCCCGTCTCCTGCGGATAGGTATCCCGAAGAAACAGGTGTTTCGCCTCCCCGCCCTTCTTCGCCGCAGCCGCCTTCTTCTTTGCACTTGGCATGGTTTAGTCTCCTGAACCCCAGCCCCTTGAATCACTCAAGGGACTGGGGGGGTTAGGCCAATTAGGCGCGCGCCGCCAGCGTGATGTACTGCGACTTCGTGTTGCTGCCGTTGTCCGGTTCCACCGGCGCACTCAACAACGGAAGACCACCGATGCGGTAGGTCCACCTGAATGCGCCAACGTCATAATCAAAATAGAGATGCGCGCTGAACGCGCCCTTGATCCCGCTCACCTTCGTCGCGCAGGCATACCCACTCAGATCGATGAACTGAAGATCGCCCTCGTCGCCAAGGGTCTTGGCGTGCTCGGTTTCGATATACGGCAGGGTCGCAATCCGCTCGCTCACGCCAGCATCCTGGATGCGGTCGGTGTACGCTGGACGATCCCCGATGACCATGCCGCCGAACTGCGGATAGATGTCGGAATTACCCAGCGCAACCCACCGGTGCCCGGGACGGACCAGGCGCCGCGCGCGCATCTTCATCACGTTCGCCGCAACAATGGTGTCAGCGCTCTGCCCGGATTCCTTGGCCACCGTCACCTTGCCGCCGCCAGCATTGAATCCCAGCGGCTTACCCGTGCCGTCGCCATAGAGAATTGCAGCACTCGCCTTGTAGTTGATCGCCCGGCCTGCATCGCGCGTCAGTTTCTGCTCAATCACAGAAATATCTTCGCGCTCTTCTTCGGTAACTTCGGCCAGCACACCAAGTTTGTGAAGACGACGGATGCTGTCATCCATCTTCAGCTTGCTGGTCGTGAGTTGGCTACCTTCCGCCACCCAGTATGCTTGGATACCGGTCGAACCCCATGGCGTCGTCTCGTCCCGGACCACCTGGAAAGCGTTGGACTCGACCTGCTTCACGTCGATCATGTTGAGGATGTCGTTGTTCTCGTCCGACATGACGGCTTCCCACAACGCCATTCGCATCGCGGGAGGGGCGAGATAACCACCTTCTTCACCCACCTGCTCACGGTGCGGACCTGCCGGTGCCGCGTAAAATTCCCCGCGCATCTCGGCATTCTCCATGCCCACCATCAGGCGAGGATCGAAGACAGCTCCCCCCTTGCGATCGGCGGCCATCACCGACGCGGCGAAATCACCGATATGCTTGAAGCCCATCCATGGGTCGCGGTCGACACCTTCACCCTGGTACTCCACGCCGGAACCACCACCAGCACCCGCCGCCGGTGCAACCGGACGCGAACGCCGGCCGCCGCCCGTCTGCTGCTGCTCACTGATCCCGCCGCTGACCTCCAGCGCCTTGATCGCTTTCGTGTTCTTCTCGTACTGCGCCTTCTTGGCGTCAAACTCCGCCTCCAGCGTCTCCTGCTGCTCCGCCGCGTCCTCGGCATCACTCTCCGCCAACGCGACAATCTGGTCGCCCAGTGTCTTGATCTCCGTGTCCAGCGCCTCATTCGCCGCACGCAGTTCATTCAATTTACTCATCACCGTCTCCTGCGGGCCCCGCCCGCGTCTTGCACCACCGCGACGCACACAAAAAGCCCGCCGCGAAACCTGATCCACCTGCGCACATCGCACATGGATCCGCTTTCACGCCGGGCTCGGCCAGCGCCTAAACTATGTCCAGTCCCCACACAACGCGGTCGCGCGAAGCAGGAAACCTCAATCAATACCCATTACATAACACCCATCCGGCATCATGTCCAGACCCATATTCCGAAACTCGGAAACACCACCCAAGAGCAAGGCCGCCAAAGGCGGACGCGCGACCCGCGCCCCACACCTCGTTCCCAAGCTTCAGCTTGGGAACGCAACTACCGAACGAAGCCCCAGCTTCGTCACCCCATCCAAGTTCAAGAATGCGCAGCATTCGCGAACCCCGCGCAAAGCGCGCCCTCTGTTCCCTCTGCGCCCTCTGTGGCCAACCACCCTACCGCAGCACCCGCGCCTCCGCCCGACGTCGCCGCGCACTCTCCACCCGACGCCGACGCCCCGTCGCCTCCTTCATCGTCGCCGATACCGTCTCGTCCATCCCCCGAATACCATCAATCAACCCCCGCTTCTTCGCCTCCCCGGCGTACCAGGTCCGACCGTCCGCGCTCGCCTTCACCTCCGCCTTCTTCATCCCCCGGCCCTTGGCCACCTCCGACAGAAAAGCATCAAACAGGAAGTCCGCGGATTCCTGCAGATACGCCTCGTGGTTCTCCGTCACCGGCAGGCCCATCGCACCCAGACTCTTGTACTCCCCGGTATCAATCGCCACCGGACGGATCTTCGCCTCTTCGAATAGCCCCGAATAGTCATACATCAGCATCCGCACCCCGATGCTCCCGACCTCACCCATCCGGCCCGCATAGATCTTCCGCGCCTGACTCCCCACCCAATACGCCGCGCTCGCACAGATCCCCATCACCTGCACATGGGTCGGCTTCCGCTTCGCCAGGAAGGCAACCGCCTCCCCGAGCTCGGCGACACCATCCGCCAGCCCGCCCGGACTGTCCATCGGAATGATGACGCCGTTCACATCGTCATCCTTCGCCAGCGCAAGGATTTCCCGTGTCAACCGTGCCGTGTCCAGAAGACCAAAGAACGCCTCCGCCACCGGCCCGCAATCCTTGTAAAACACCCCCTTCATCGGCACAACCGCCACACCGCCAGCACCGCCCTCGCGCGTCGTCGCAAGCCCCTGCGCCGCCAGCAGCGCATCACCATCCAGACCCGCCGCCAACGCCCGCGACTGCGCATCCACCCAGCCGTCCTGCGCCCGCTGCATCACCGCCGCCACCATCCCCGGCACCGACTCATGCACCGCCCACAAACCCTGCTTCTCACGCATCACATCACCTCTCAGCGCTCACCTGCGCCATCCAGTCACCACATCCATGTTCAAGAATGCGCAGCATTCGCGAACCCCGCGCGCAGCGCGCTTCGTGGTCCAATCAAGGCCCACGCCGCACCCCATGATCCTGACTCGTCTTGTTCCCGTCCCGCGCCGCAAGCAAACCCAAACCCGTCATGAATAGCGCGAACGCCTCACCCAGCGCGCTACCATCCACCGTCTCACCAGACACCGCCTGAAACACAAGACCACCCGCAGTCAGAATCGCCGCAATCCCTGCCGCCGTCGTCTTCCAACTTTTCAACAGACTTTTCATTACGTTCTCCTACGGACCCCAAGGCCCGCGATCACTCTATCGCTCTTTCGCAAATGCACGAAACTCGGTTGTCAGCACAGCCACCGCGCTACGCAATTCACTGATCTCGGTCGAAATCAGGGAGTACGTCGCATTCGCCTCGGTTGCTGTGTATCGGTTCGATTCGATGGTATTCAGACGAAGTAGGGCAGACACCACCGTGTCCTCGTTCTGATCAATACGAACTTCCAGCCGCTCCAGTGAGGATTGGATCTGATCTAGCGCACCAATCTGCGCGCGCATGACAAGACCACCACCGGATCCCAAGAGAAGAATCACGACACCCACAAGGGTTATCGCAAGCCATTCCCAAGTGATCGTCCGATCTTTACTATTAGCAACCATCAAACTCACCACTTCCTATCCACGTTCCCGGCGCCTATCTGCGTCTCCCGACTAGCCCAGCGCCGCCACAAGCCCCAACACGATCTCCAGCACAAAGCCCAACGCACCGCCGGCCTCCGCCGCCAGCTCACCCAACAGCACCAACAGCAACTCCACAAACACATCCAGATCGAACATCACCAATCTCCTCGCTTCTATTCCGCCAACACGGGCTCACCAGTGCCCGCGTACTGTTTCAAGTCTTCCAGGATCGACGTTGCCATCAGCGGCGCAAGTGATTCATCGCGCGCGGCTTCGGGGTGCTGAAACAAATGACGACCACTGATCACCACCTGTTCCGAAACACGATCGTTGACCAGCCGCCCGACCATATCTGCATCAGCGTCGACCAGCTGACCCGCGCCCACCAGCGCCGGACGCATACACGCATCCACGAACGACTGGTGCTCCGGACTTCCAATAAACGCATCCACCCAAGCCCGCCAGGCATGGGAATCGTCCTGCAACTTCTCCCACTTCCGCGCCGCGGCCCGATCTTCCTTCCGCCACACCCGCGCAATCCCATCCGCCAGCACCGGCACAAACACCCGCACATCAGGACAAGAATGCGACGCATTCACAGACCCCGCGCAAAGCGCGCCCGCTGTGTCTTCTTCACCACCAGGAGCAAGGCCGCCATCGGCGGACGCGCGCCCCGCGCGCAGCGCGCCCTCTGTTCCCTCTGCGCCCTCTGTGGCTAACCCTTCGTGGTTCCCATCCCCATCATCATCCGGCGTCCCGCGCTTCCGCCCGCCCGACGCCACACCCTGCTTCCGACTCCGCAGATCCGCCGTGTCCAGTGTCGCCAGGTTCGTCGCAACCATGTGCTTGTCGCCGTCCCGTCCGATACCGTTCTCGCCCAGCTTCTGCCGCACTTCGTTCGTGGTGTACGCACCCACGCCGAACATCTTCGCCAGGAAGTCCCCGAACGCCTGCTGGTCCCCGCGCAACAGCGACTCCATGTCAAAGGCGTAATAGAGATCCCCGGACCCGTCCAGCAACTTCACGTCAATCTCATTCGAGATTGCCCGGGTATACGGCACAACCGCCGTCATGATGAAGCGCCGCATGTCGTCCTCGAGTTTCGAGTATGGCGTGTTTTCCATGTCACTCAGGAAACTCGAAGGGACCCCGGTATAGCGACTGATCTCCCGAATCTGGAAGGTGCGTGTATCGTTCAGCAGCGCATCATGGGGCGATCCACTGATCGACTTGTATTCCATGTTCGACGGCAGGACCGCCAGTCGGTGTTTCTTTCTTCCGCCCCACCACCCGTTCGCCTGAACTTCGAATTCCTTGCGCTGCTCAGGCGTCATTTTCTTGTCGGGAACCAGGATGCCGCCGGGCATGGCGTTGTTCCCGAGATAGGTCTGCTGGAACTGGTCCGCGCCCAGCGCAAGCCCAAGCGCCTCACGACCAACCCGGGAAAGTCCCAGCCCGCCCAGGCCATCGAAACTCATGGACGGCAGGTGAAAGATGTCCTCCGGCGGAAAATCAGCGTATGCCCCGCGATCATTGTGGACACGATAGAACAACTGCGCAGCATCATCCTGGGTGCGCAACTTCTCCACATGCTTCCCCACGATCGGCCACAGCCCCACCGCCTGCGTCCCCGCGCGCTCAATCTCCCAGAATCCGTCGCCACCCATCACGGTGTTGATCATCAGGGAACGCCACAGGGAGAAGGCGGTGATCTCGGTATTCGGCTGCATACTCAGCAACCGGGAAACCGGGTGCGCGGGTAGCGCCTCGGAATTGCCGTCAGGCTTTCGCTGATGGACGCACTTGTCCATCATGGCAATAATGTTCGCGTAGGTCAGCGCAGCGGCATAGGCCGCGGAATGCGCCAGCGCCCGCTCCTCGTCGATACGAACGCCCGCGGTCGTTTGACGCGGCACACCGATCGGACCGTAGACACCCCCGCTGCCCGGGTATTGGCCCCGGTGCGTGAACGCCGCCGCCATCATTTTTACAAACTCAAACAATCACGCCCCGAAGTCACCGCCCCCAATGAACACAACAAAGACCCCGCGCAGCGCCATCTACACCACCCCAGCATCCGTGGTGTATCAAACAACCGGTCCGCTGTCTACCCTTCCGTTCCGGTTCTCGGAATCACCCGCACCGCGTTGCTTGAATACCGGGTGAACTTCTTGCGCCAGCCACACTGACAGCTCCGGTAAACGATCTGCTCCCCTTCGTGCGCACCAGGGATCACACCATCACTCTTTGGCCGCGCCCCGCACTTGGGGCACACTGGCACGACCTCCACATACCGCTCCGTCGTCTGGCCCATACCGCAACCCTTTCTCCCCCGCCTTCTTTTCCCTGCATGTCGCGCAGATTCCGAATGTGGCAAACTCCAGCCCCACGGATTGCACCATGCGCTCAAGCACGACGGATACAACCGCCGTGTAATCACCGCACCAGTCACAGACCCCCGCGTATTCCGCCATCAACCCGACCCTCCACCAATCGTCAGGAACTCCGACGCCATGGGCCCGCTCTCACCATGCGACCAGGACGCGCGCCCGGTCGACATGATCATCGCCACGGGTCCGTCGATCTTCTTCCGGCCCTTCTGTTTGTCCGGCTTGATCAACCCACCACTGTCCACCAGGGTGACAACGTTCCCGATCTCCCAGTTCATCACCGGATTGTTGTTGTGGAGCAGCCGCCCCTGAATAATCAGCCGCTCGGTCGCGCGCATCGGTGCGTTGATTGATATCGCACCGAACCGGTGCTTCAACATCTCGATCCCGTGATCTTCGTCCAACTCCCGCACCAGCCGCGTGGCCATGTGCGGGTCAAAGCAGATCTCGTCCACCTCGTAGTCCTGGCACAGTTCAACAATGCGATCGCGCACGAAATCCAGATCCACCACCGGCCCGGGTGTCGCCTCGATCCACCCCTCCTCGATCCAGTGGTGATACGGCACCAGGTGCTTCTTCGACAGTGCCTTCACCTTGTCCCCCGGCATGAAATGCCACGCCAGCAACCAGAAGTAGGGACTGCCCGCGCTCGGCTCGAAGGTCAGCGTGAAGCTCGTCAGATCGTCGGTCGCACTCAGGTCCAACCCACCCCAGCACCGGCGACCCTTCAGATCCGCCGGCTTGAATGTCATCGCGCAGGCGGACCACTTGTCATAGTCAACCCAGCGATCCTCCGTTTGGCTCCAGTCGTTCAGCCGGTACCGGCGAAACTGCGCCCAGTCGTTCCCGCCCAGCGCATGCGCGGCACGGCACAGCGCGCCAAAACGTTCCGGCGCAATGATGTCCCCCCACCCCGGATTCACACGGGCCCACACGGCGGGATCCATCGGGTCCTCACCCTTCTGGATGCCATACACCCGCGCCAACATCGTCGGGTCGACCACGCGCCCTTCGATGATCGATACGGCCTTGTCATGCACCAGCCAGCCGATCGTCTCAATGTCGTATTCGCCCGCCGTCGTGATCACGAAGAACAACGGCTGCTTCCGGGATTCCCCGCCATAGTACAGCGTATCGTACAGTTTCCGCGTCTTGTGGACGTGCATCTCGTCAATGTTTGCGAAGGAAATGTTCAGCCCTTCGTGCGATTCAACCGCCGCGCTCAACACTTCCTGCTTGCTGAAATTGTGCCGCCAGTGCATCTGCTTCTTGCTCGGTACGATGCGGATGCATGCATCCAGGACCGGACTCTGTTTGACGATCCGGGTGCTCTCCTCGAAGACCATCCCGGCCTGCTTCGAATCGACCGCCGCGTTGTAGCACTCCGCCGCGTTCTCCCCGTCCGCGATCAGCATGTAGGGATTCACACCGGAGACGAGGGTGCTCTTGCCGTTCTTCTTCGGCACCTCGACGTACACGAACCAGACCAACCGCAGCCCGCTCGCCTGACGCCAGCCGAAGGTCGGCCACACGACGTCCTCCCGCTGCCACCGTGCCGCGACCAGTGGAAGCCCGCCATACGCCCCCTTCGACTGCACACAGAAAAGGCGCAGGAAGTCCGTCGGACGCTGCGCCAATACCCCATCGAAATACACGCCCTCCGGCGCGCCCTCCGGCAACTCCGGCACAAACGCCGAAGCCCCCGCCATCCCCCGAATCCCTACACCAGAAACACCACCAGACCCCGCACCCCGCGCGCCCGCTGTGGCCACGCCATCAAGACAAGAATGCGAAGCATTCGCGGTCCCCGCGCGCAGCGCGCCCTCTGTTCCCTCTGCGCCCTCTGCGGCTACCTCATCAGGACAAGGTTGCGCAGCAACCGCGGACCCCGCGCACAGCGCGCCACCCTTCCCCCCTTCGTGCTCTTCGTGGTGAACCCAGTCCCGCACCCCCGCCCAGGCCGCGCCTTCGAAGACACACGCCGCCCACGGTGCCTCCCTAAACTCATCCAGACGCCACCCCGCGTCCCGCGCCGCCAAACACTCCCGACCATAAAACCGCTGATACGCCTCGTTGTCCGCATCACCCCACGCCGTCACCCCACCGGCATCACTCTCCGCCTTTAGCGCCGCCCACTGCTTCCGGATCGTCGCCCAGTCCGGCGCCCGCGTGTGAAAACCCGCCGCCAGGCGACCCTGACAGAATCGCACCAGGCCAAGGTCACGCGCGCCTCGAAACCCATCGGACGCGCCCGCCCCGTCCCCGATGGCATCATCACCGTCGGAATCAGCACCAACACGCCCAGCAGCACCAGCACCAGCCGTATCACATTCCAGATCATCCGCACAAACACCTCCACCCGATAGACGACCCCCAGCGCCCTTTTCTTGCACACCGCCACCGATATGCACCCCAGGCACACCACAACTGATCGCCCAGTCCGGCGCCCGCTCACTGCGCACCCCCAGCGCCCGCGCCACCGCCTCCGCACCCTCCAGAAACGGCCACACATGGCCCGACCACAAGAACGCCCGCCACGCCACGGAAACGCCCGAACCAGACCCGCGCCCCCCACGCCGTCCAACTACATAAACACTCTTCTGCTTCGCCACCCGATCTCCACACTCACCACCCCTAAACCATCAACTACTTCGAAATCAAAATGCTACGCCTCGTCATGTGTGCCCACCGACTCATCTTCTAAGAATGCCCGCCGCGCAGCCTCGACCCGTCTCGTTATTCGCTCCAGTTCTTCCACCAGGATCGGTTGAATCTTTTTCGACAACTCCGGTCCAAGTTCGCATTCATAACGCACCTCAGACGATTTAAGCAATACAAAATCATGCTCGACGCCCGTGAATTTTCTGGTTATATGTTCCAGTCGCTCCCGCTGCTGCTCTTGTCGACAAAGTTCCCCAAGCCACGAAGGAACAGTGCTTGTTTCTGACACATCTCGTCCCGTACCCATACCCATCTCAACATCTCCCTTCGTGCTCTTCGTGGTGTAGCTGCCCTACGCCGCATCAACCACCACCCCCGGCCAATCCCAACTCAACACCCGCGCAGGCGTCTCCGGGTCCATCTTCCGCCGATACACCGTCATCACACACCCCCGCGGATTCGTCTCCTGTTTCAGCGGATAGTGCATCAGGTAATTCACACGCGGACAAAGATTGATAATCTCGTCCGCATGCAGCTGCGCAAAGCGCGCCCACGCCTGCTCTACCCCCGGCAACCCGATCACCACCACCACATTCCCCCAACACCGGGTCGCCTCCGCATGCGCCTTCAGATGCCACGGATACACATCCGCAAAACCCGGATTACACCACGCGCGCGCGTAGCCTTTCGGGTCCGCGGACTCCCGAAGCCAGCGCAAACCCGGATCGAGCGCATCACGCGCCTCATCAAAGAACACTTCACACTTCGTATTCACCTTTGACGCGCAGACATCCACCTGAAACCCATACACCGCCTGCACCGCTGCCCAGAAGTCCGGCGGCGTCTCACACCGCTGCAGCAGCGCCACCCGCTCCGCCTTCGTTAATGCGGCCTCCGCCGATGCCCGTTGTGCCTCCAGCTTCCGGATACCCGCCCGCATTTCCTTGTATGAGATCTCCTCCGCAGCCCGCGCCGCCTCGAGACGCGCATACTCCGCCACCCACGACTTCGGATACGTATCAGAAAACACCATCAATCACATCTCCCCAGCCGGCCGCCCTGGACCCTTCCCGGGGTCCGGCGCCTCCACACCCAACGAATCACTGTACTCCTTCAACAGCCGCAGCATGTCCCGCCGCACCGCCACCATCGGATGCGCCTTTGTTTGCCCGAACCGGTCACACAATACCGCGCCATCCGCCTGCACCATGCGTCGCGCCTCCTGCGCCGCGTCATAGGCCTCCAGCGTCGCCTTCAACATCAACAGACCATTAAAAGCAAACTGCACCGTCGACACGTACCAGTACCACCACTGCCGCGCCTCCGCGCTCAACGTGTCCGGTGCCTCCCACAACTGCTTCGCCTCCCCATCCACCAGCACAGAGATCTTCCGCAAAGGCTGCTCAAACACCACCCCGCTCGCCTTGCTCCCAGCCCCCGCCCCCGCCTTCAGTTTCGCCGCCGCCGTCGTCGGTCTCGCCTTTGGTTTCGCCTTAACCTTCCGCTTCCCGTCCGCCTTCTTCTTCGTCACCATCCAACAACCTCCATCCGTTCAACCCAACACAACACCGACCACCCCAGCACCGCCGCAACAACCGAACCCACATCTCCCCAACGCCATCGCCTACACCACCCCGGAATTTTTTCCACTAACAATTATTTTTTCCCGCGCGCGAGAGGGCATACGCCCTCCTT